TCGCTCTGAGAGGGAATCGTAATAGTGCGTGGGGATCGCGGTGCCGTAGACCACAAGGCACGGCTGGTCGATCACTCCGGGAGCTTCCTTGCCCGCCTTGCGTCGCATCGGATAAATGCTGTTAGCCGAGGAGTACATGGTGAGCAACGTGCCCATGATGTTCTCGTGCCGCGCGTCACGAGCTTTGTTAATGGACTGCAGCAGGCCATCGATTTCGTCGGTTTGGAACAACATCGATGGTGTGAGGAACAGCGAATCTTGGATGCCTTCGCCCGAAGCGAATTTCTCCCCCAGTGCCGTCACCATCCCCACGCGATGCATGATGTGAGTGTTGATCTTTCGTGGCCAATCTTTGCCAACGGAGGAGTAGGCAAGCGCCAGCAAATAGATGTTGGTGCGATTGTCGGCCGGGTCCCGTACCTTGCGACCGGCCAGCACGGCTTGCAACGAGAGGGCACCGCAAAAAGCCAAAGCTGGATTGGGATACGGTGCTGTCTCCAGGCAATGGTCCATGACTTCGGAAACGAATCCAGGAATACGCAGGAGGTCAGCCGGCAATGGACCGGGATCAGGATAAGAATTGGCTTGTGCGACCGATGTTGTGATCGGGCACGGAATGAGGAGCGAGAGGTCGACGCCGGACTCGTCCGATGTTTGCCCATACCCCTGCAATCTCAAGGCCGTTGCCGCCGCGGCGAAATCACCTCCATGTTCCAGCAGTGCGTACACCGAGAACGGCCCATACGCTCGGTCCGGCTCGAACGGCACAGCATTCGACGAGAACACGAACAGTTGGTTGTTGCGCAGCGTTGCACTCCAGCCTTGTTCCTTGCCAGGGCGACGCCAATATTCGTTTTCACCGCCACGCACCCGCTGCCAGCCATGTCGCTCGAGCAGTTGACGCAGATCTCCTCGTTCATTGAAATCGTCGCCAGGTCGGCCTTCGCCGGGGAGCGATGTCGGCACGCGTGAGAGTGGTGGCACGGTCTCGGTCAAAGCACATGCGGCTTCAATCAGAAGCGAACGCTCTGCCGCTGTCAGAACAGGAAGCGATTCAAAAAAGCCTTGCTCCAAGTGGTAGCCAGGTGATGGCGCACAGAGAAATAGTCCGCCTTCGCCCCGAGTTTCGATCAGAGTGACCGTCAACTCGAAGCGACCGCCGGTTCGGCGAGGCACGTAACGTTTGCCGGCGATCACGACCGGATCAGCGGATTCCAACGCGATGCTTCGCTGTGCCAGCTTCTGATTACCTGGAATCGGCTCTTGGCAGCGATAGACAACATGCCTGCCACCCGACTGGGATCGCTCGATCACCAGTCGATCTACCAGTTCTGGGAGTTCGGAAGCGACCATCGCTATCCAGCGATCGAACAGTTCCGATTCGCCATCGAAGTCAATCATTTCCAGATGACCTGAAACCGCTCCGGTCAGAATGCATGTCGCTGACGAGTCGGCGAACCAGGTACGCACTTGTCGCTCGGTGGGGAGACGCTGCTGGTACTGCTTCCACGCTCCTATCGCTGGCCTCTTTTCCGCTGCCAGTGCGGGAAGAACACAGAGACCAGCGCTGAGATAAGAGATTGCTATTTCACTCAAACGCCACGCTCCTTCTGCATTCGCTTCCAAATCAGCCACAGTCGTTTCGCTCACCATTTCCTCACCATGAATGGGTTCAATCGCGTCAACTAAAACGGAATCTCGTCGGGGTCGAATTCCGGATGTTCGCTGACTGGAATGCACTCGGGCATCGGCCCCAGCTCGTAGTCGATGATCCGTTCGTAGGGATCACCAGCAACGTTGCGGACCTTGATGGCCAGCGTCGGTGCTAGCCCACCTCCCTCGATAATTTCGATCGCTCGTTCGACGCTATCGGGGACCGGATCGGGGGAGCGTCTGCGCCACCAGGCGATCGCTTTTTGGCGAGCGTATCCGTCGTGTTCGAAGCAGACCCATTCGGATTTGTATTCGTGCCAACCCACTCGATAGTCGACTCGCAGCGTTCGAGGCGCATCCTCGCTAGCTCCACGTTTGGTATGGATGCCATAGTAAACGTCCTCGACCTGAAATCTGGTCGTGGTGACTTGGCCTGAGAGAATGCCGGCTTCGCTGGCTTTCGGATCGTGCTGTTGGCGCTCTGTTGGCGGGAACACATATCCACATTGCGGGCAGGATGCGAAGCCCGCAGCGATAACCGCCTGGCAATTTGGGCATTCCTTTGCCGGAGCTTTACCGTCGCCACGATCTGTCGTGCTGATCTTGATGTCATCCACGGGACCATGACGCAGAACATTGCCACCAAAGTCAAGTACTAAGCAGTTCTCTTTGCTCGGATGCAGGCGAAAGCCGCGACCGACCATCTGGTAGTAGAGTCCAGGCGACATCGTTGGCCTGACCAGCGCCACGCAGTCGATATGGGGTGCATCGAAGCCGGTGGTCAGTACATTTACGTTGCAAAGATACTTCAGCGCCCCCGCCTTGAACCGAGCCAACGTAGCGTCTCGCTCTGGGATCGGAGTGTCGCCACTGACAAAACCGCATTCGACACCATGTTCGTCGCGCAAGACCTCCACGATGTGCTGGCCATGCTGAACGCCCGAGGCAAAGATCAGGCATGCCTTTCGGTCCGCTGTGTATTCCATGATTTCGGAAGCTGCCGAGCTGACCAGTGATTCCTGGTCCATCAGCGATTCGACTTCGTCGGGAACAAATTCTCCACCACGAACATGGAGTGCAGTCATGTCGGCCTTAGCGCGGCCAGCCTTGCTGATCAACGGACAAAGAAAGCCATCACGAATCAGTTCACGAACACCGACCTCGTAACAGATGTGATTGAGAAAACCGTCGGGTGTGCAAATTGGCCCGGTCTTGAGTCGGTACGGGGTGGCCGTGAATCCGATGATTCGGACCTCGGGATTGATTACCTTGGCATCGGCCAGAAACTGCCGATACATCCCGTCTCCCTCGAGCGGAATGAGGTGGGCTTCGTCAACCATGATCAGATTGAATGCATCCAGTTCGCAGGCCCGTTTGTAGACCGACTGGATACTCGCAACGATCACCGGGTTCTGGGTGTCCCGACGCTTGAGTCCAGCCGAGTAAATCCCAAAGCCGATTTCGGGACAGACCAATTTCAGCTTGTCAGCCGTTTGCTCGAGCAGCTCCTTGACGTGCGCCAGGATGAGAACACGCCCACCCCATAGGCCAACGGCATCTTTGCAGATACTGGCCATGATCGGAGTCTTGCCGCCGGCCGTTGGCACCACCGCGCACGGATTGTCATCGCGGGAGCGGAGGTGGTCGTATACTGCGGTTTTCACATCTTCCTGATAGGGGCGAAGCGTAATCATTGATTGCCCCCACTCGCGCAGCTATGGAAAACCTCCTTCAAGTGCGGAGGAGAAGGAAAGCTCTCGATAGTGATCCCATTGAGTCGCTTCATGCCGCGTTGAATCTGTAGTTCCGACTCCGAGATATCAACCTGTGCGTTGACTCGCGTGCACTCTTTGCAGAAGCGGTTGGACGGTCCCATTGAGTCGAAAACCGAGCCGCATTTGAGGCATGTCCTGGGCTTGCAAATCTCTCTCCAGCAACCGTCCGAACAGAAACAACTCCGATCCGCGAGACTCAGCAACTGCTGTTGCGTGAGCTTCGTTTTTCGCTTTCGAAAAATGCGACCACAATATCTACAGCGGCTTTGAAAACAGGACTTCTTCATAGTCACGCCTTTCGGATCTGAACAATGGTTTTTCCTCCTTCGACCGGCTGCCCACGCTCGATACAAAGGCGAACAATCTGGTTGTCATCGCTGTACGCACCACCATGCTGAAGCGCGTCGAGCAGAGCTTTCTGAACGTTGTCAATGTCACGTCGGCGACGATCCGGTGGATGAACGACGACATCGACAATCAGAGGTCCGCTTAACGGCTGAGTCCCCCGCGAGGCGAGGAGCGAGCAAACCGCAGCGCGGAATGCTCGCCCCCCGCGCGAGATGAGCGTCCTTGCTCCAACACGCCGCCAGTAGTTGTTGACACTTGGCGGATAGGGAAGATGGAACTCGACCATCACGATCGCTTCCAAGGTGGAGCGCTTTTCTGCGAAGGGGACGGAGGCGAGGGAACGCTTGCCTGCGCGATCTGCTCTCGTTTCGCAAACCCCTTGACCTCATTGACAATGTCGCCGGTATCGTTCCGCTTTCGGCACCGGACATTGATCACCATCGGGAGGTTGTGAAGCTCGGCCGAGTCCTTCGGCGAGGGAACTCCAACTGCCCGGCAGATGGCAGACAAATCAGCTCGTGCGATTTGGACTGCCGTCGCGTTCGGGTTATCAAGATTCAGCCGCGTCCAGATCAACCGGTTCTGGTATTCCCCCTCAATGATTTGAAACGTGAACTGAAGAAGACTTCCGGTTCCTGCCTTGTTGGGTTTCATCTCGCTGTCGGTGATGACCGCCAGATATTTACCTGCGGGAATCGGATCGAAGTCGCCGGTCGGTTCGACTTGGTTGGCGTCAAAGCCTGAAAGATCAGCCATTACTGTTGGTTCCTTGTGATTGGGTGATTGCTTGTACAAAAGCCGCCCAGGAGAGCGGCAACTCTTCGACGATTCCGTAACGGTTCTTGGCGACACATGAGGGGCCACCAACACACCGAAGGATTCGCTCACCACCACCTTTGCCGATGGCGTGAGCGATGGTTCGTTTCCGGTTGAAGCCGGCGTCTTCGGACTGAGTCCGCATCTTGCGAGTGGCAAACAGAACGGCATCGGACCACTCGCTCATGAGCGCCGCAGCGTGCTTATGCAGCCGCGGGCTGTAGCGGTCATAAGGAGAAGACTCCGGATCCTCGAATCGCTCGACCTTGCTGTGCGCGATCAGCAGCACAACCATTCCACGCTCGTTGCGTAGCGCATTGAGGTGTTCGATGATTTCCCGCCAGTAGCTCAGCGCGAGGGTGTACCCTTTGCTGTATCCACCCGCGACCTGTTCGATCGAGGTCGCGTTGTGCTCTGCACACAAGCGGTCAAAGACCAGTCGCTCGAGCCAATCAAGGGAATCGATGACCACGGTTTCGTAGTCATGAGACTCGCGCTGAAGGTCCGACAGTGCCGAGACCACTTCTTCGTACTTGGTCGCCAGCGGAAACTTGTCGACATCGATCTCATCCAAGCCGTCTTCGCACTGAATGAAGACAGGCTTGGGAGCCTGAGAGGCAAACGTGGACTTCCCCACGCCTTCGATGCCATAACAGAGAATCCGAGGTGGCTTCGCGGAACGACCGCGCTCTAGTTTCGAAAGCATGCTCACGCTGCCACCTCATGATTTGAGGCTGCGTGGGATGGAAGATTGGTGATCCGAAATGCCGATTCGCCGAACTCTCGCAAGAGCAGGCCAGCGAACATCCGAGCAATGGTGACGCCTACCTCCGAATCCCCATCCACATCCAGGTATGCGTCAAACGGTTGAATCTCATAGCGAAACTCCATCGCTACTCGTGGTTTGCCGAAGAGACCCTCGGCTGCCAGCATGGCCAGATGCAGAGTCATTTCTGCATCTTCGATTGGCACATGCTGGTCGAATGAAAAACGGAAAACACCAGCGAACATAAACAACTCCGTAAACAGGTTTCATTTGCTTCCCGTTGGTTACCTATGCCGCTGGTGAATCCCAGTGCGCGCGACGCTAATCAGCCGAAAGACCTGATTTCGAGAACTGTTCTCGAATCAGATGGATGGCCGCGTGGAACTTGCGGCGAGAGAGTTGGCTGACTCGGCGGCAGTCCGCTTGGTTACCTTCCATCAACTGCTCGCAGATGCTGCGCAGTTCTGGTGGCAATTGCGCCAGGGCGGTCGCAACGTCCAGCTTGAGCTCTAACGCCTCCGAGGCCGACAACGGTCTCGTTTGATGGCGTCGATGCGAATCCTCTTCTGAAACCGTGGCCCACAAAGGAGCAGCCGATCCGTCTGGTTGATCGACCGACTTTTCAAGAGACTCAATTTGGACACCTTCACCGCCGTTTCGCTTGATGCGTCCACGGTCGCGAATCAACATCGCGACCGCCGAATTAGCGACTCGAGAAATGAAAGTGTTGATGGAGCTACGAGATGGGTCGAAGCGCTGAAGCTGAGCCAGAATTCGAAGGGCGATCTCTTGTTCCAGATCCTCCGCTTCACAGGCTGTAAACTCCGGACGCCTGACGAGTTGACGTGCCTTCACCCGAATAAGAGTTCGAGCGTAATCAGAAAGAATTTCGTGCGATTGTGCCGACATGGCAACCTCCTGAGAGCGGAGGCTGCAGCCCGGCAATTCCATCAGTGCTACTAAAATCTGTGCTGCGAAAATCGCAGAAACGTCACAGGTAACTTTCTGACCGCCGGGTTATGGGCCTCGAAGCCCTCGGAGGTCAGCTGCCGTGTCGCATCTGACGCAGTTGCGCGTCAGCGTGCGACAGTCGAGATATGCGAATCTCCAGTCATTTCGTGGGTTTTCCGGTTGCCAAGTTTTTTCCTTTCTTGTCGCGGTGGTGCGACACGACACCACGAACAATCGAGTTTGAATCCTCCTCGTTGGCCAGCGAAGAAATACCGCCTTGGCGTAGCACGGCTCGCCGCACACGATCCTTTTTGACCACGGTTTGTGTTTGCTTGGAAAGGAATTCTGCTGCTTTGCGAAGTGAGCCTTCCTGCAAATACGCCCTGACGTAAATGTCGTCCGTCAGTTCCGACTTATTCTCTGCCTTGATCTGCTGACGAATGGTCAGCTTCAAGTCCTCTTCCGTGATAGCGAGCGGTGGCGACTCGACCGCCTTTTTGGATGCGCAAACGATGCAAGCAGCCACCTCTTCCACATCGATTTCGACTCGATCCGTCAACCATGCGATGTTCCGAAGAACCAACTGGGGTGGAGGTGTCCTCCAGAATTCGTCGGGCATGCAATACATGGAGCTGATAAGGATCGGCTTTCGTTGCCGAACAATCTGAGATCGCGGCTGGTCGCCATCCGGCCATTGGAGCCCGCGCACAAAAAGTACATCTCGGGACTCTTTGTTCCAGGTGAGGCG